TCTAAGAGGCTTGCTACCGATAGGGCGATTTCATGTTCGCTCCCATCGACCAGCACAGTGGCGATGTGGAGTTCAAACATTAGACGATTGGTGCTGTGTAAAGGCCACCAGCAAAGCTGATGCTCCCGACAGTAGCTAGGTCGCCCACAGCGCCCGTCACGGGTCGGTATTCATTCATTAGGCAATTGGTAATCGTGAAGTTTGGATTCGTTGCGCCTACTGCAGCTGATGTTGGTTTAACAACAACAGTAGTTTGAACACCAACAAGTGCTGTCAAAGTTGCGTGAACTTTTGACGTTGCAAAGTCTTGGTTGAACGAAATTGTCACCATGTTGTTTTGGATGCCACCAATAAACTGATGTCCGTTAACTGACGTGCTTGACATCGTTGTTGCTTCAACGCTGTCGACCGCTTGAACTAGCTCTACGTTTGTAACGTAACTTGTTAAATCAATTGAGTTAACCGTAACGGATGTGTCTTTAAGTACGAAAATAGCCATGACTATTCTGCCTCTGCTTTCTTGGTTGTTTTGGTTGTTGGTTCGATATGGCCTGCATTAATGAGGGCCTCAATCGATGAGCCTTGCAGCTCATCATCGGTGATTGTGTCGCCAAGCGATTTGCCTGCAACAAGTTCTGATGTCACTTTGTAAGTAGCCATTGATTCCTTATGGGTATGCCACCCACGGCACCGTAACGGTGTACGCAGGCAGTTCTTGATTACCTACAGAATAAACCGTAGGTGTTGCGTCTGTTGCTGAGGTTGCATCAATAACGATGTCCATAGTGTCCAGAAGCGCGATGAGTGCGTCAAGGTTGCCAGGTGGTGGCATTAAAACGTTGACAGGGAAAGAAAGCGACAATTGGTTGGTGGTTGAACGAGTCACTTGTGGTGGGTCAATGATTACCGAAAGTGGGCGTGCATTGCGAGAGTCTGAGACAACAACAATGCCAGCATTTTCGAGCGTTGAAACCAGCCGAAGCCGAGCATCGTTTGTGCGTCCCATTATGCGACCTGCGCTCTGTTACATCCCCAAAGCCTAAGAATGTCGCCCATAGCAACAGGGTTGTTGCCAGAGGCCAGTGATTCGTAAGACTGGAATGAATCTCCGCCTGCTGAACCTCGTGAACGATAAAGCTGTGCAGCCATCATTGTTGTGCCAAGTTTGACGTCAGCACTTGGTGCCGTAGCAAGCACATCAGAAAAATATCCTGCAGCGCGCCTTCTACGGAACGCAAGCGCGTTCGCTGCATCTGTGCATACAGTAACGAACGCTGTGTCATTGGCTGTGGCTGGAGAGACGCCTAGATATGACAAAACGTCATTGTTGACAATCCAAGTGCAAACACTGGTGTATGTGATTGTCGAAGTGTTCGGCGCTGTGTCGCGTTGAACGTCATCGCCAGCGTCAAAGTAGATGACTTGATTTTCGCGGAAAACATTCCAGTCAAATTCAAAGTCACCTTCTGGGCCTAGACCAATGAACTCGTAAGACTCGGTAGAAACAACTGTGAAGTTGCCGTCCATTCCGTCGCCCACGTTCGCGACTGTTATCGCCTGCCCCATGAGAATCTCATTTGGTAGGAAGGTCTGCAAAACCACAACGCCATCAAGGCGTTCGCGGAATGCAATCGATAAAACAGTCACGGCGTGAGTTCCCTAGTTCGTCTTTATCAGACGAATGCAGCCTTGATGCTCTTGCTTGGGTCAATGACCTTTGCAGCAAAGTAGCCACGGAATGCAATCTGGCGTGAAAGCTGTGAAGGCTGTTCAACGCTGATAGCGCCCTTTTGCTGTTCCCAGCATTCAATGCCTGTTGGGTCCATGATGACCATGTCAGCTGCGCCAAGGTTGCGGTCAACGACAAGTCGAAGTCCGAAAGCAACAGCTGAATCTGAGCCTGGTGTCATGGTGCCGTATGCATTCATAGGCCCAACCTGTGGGAATAACGGCCTGTCCGAACCGTCCACGAGCTGGCCTAAATACTGGAATATATTTGGAGACACAGCCAAAGCGGATGGCAAGTTGCCATTTGAGCCTGTGAGAATGTCTGCAGCTGCTTGGTACATCCAACGAACCCATTCAGCAGGGTCAGTGATTGATGCGTTTGTGAAGTTGTTTGAGTTGGTTGTACCACTTACAAGCTCTGAACAAGCGAGAAGGTCCGTACGGTCCGCATAAACGCGAGCCATGTCGTCCAACAAAGCGCCCAGAACTTCTGGCGAACTCCAGTCCATTGAAGCTTCTGACAGTTCAACGTATCCACCTTGGATTGTCTTGGTGATTTGCACGTCGTCAACAACGAAAGCCGAAGCTGTGATGGTTGTGTTCTGCGTAGCGGTACCAATGCTGTTGTGTGTTGTGACCACAGGGCGAATGAAGATGGCCCCTGTTTGAGGCATGGCACGAACGCCTGTTGCATCAATCAGAGGGCGACGGCCTTGGAAGTTGTTATATACGGGAGCCACGATTGGAGTTGGGACAATGCCTGGCAAATCAGAAGTGACCACGTCTGGAGCTGCAGCGCGAATGTTGTCATTCAGCTGTGCGAAGTCGTGACCACCGCGAACGAATGATGCGATGTATTCAGCAGCTGACGGAAGTTTGAACTCGCGCTTTGGTCCTGCATAAATTACTTGGGTAGGGACAGCAGCCTCAACTGTGTCTGGGGTTTCTTGTGTTGCCACTTCTGGTTCCTCCTCGGAATCTGTTGGGGTGGGGTCTTGGGTTTCGGGGGCTTCGGCTGCAACTGCAACTTTGGCACCCTCGAAGGCACCGAATGGAAGCAATGAAAGCTCCGTCCAGTTGCCTGCTTTGACGACCATTGTGCTTCCTTCGAAGCTGTAGTCGGTTGGCTCTACGCCAACGGACACTGAATCATAAAACTGACCAGGGCCAGCTTGAAGCAATGTCTCATTAGCAAGATTGGTGTCATAGAGCGACGCTGAAAACAGCATTGCATCTGGTGTCGATACGCGCTCATTAACCATGCCTAAGGGCTTGGTCATGTCGTGTCCGAGAATGAATTTCGGGTTTGCACCGTCTGTGGGTAGCGAGCCAGGAAGGAATTTGACGCGCTGGCCTCCTGAGACAACAGCCTCAACATTCCAAGGGATGGCGACACCTTCGACAACGCGACGTGGCGTACCGTCAGGGTCTGCAGCGTTAATGCTGAAAAGTTGTGCTTGCAGTTCTATTTTCAAGAGTTGCTCATTTCGTTTGTGTCGGGACTGGACATTGTTGAAGTGTCTGTGGATTCTGAGATGTATTCCGAAGTATCAAGGCGCACTTCACGTCCACGCGGTAGAGCATAGGCACTCAACGTCTCACCGATGCAGTCAATCACAGGTTTCGCTGCAAACTGGTAAAGGTCCACGCGAGATTGTTGAGCATTGCTGTATGTCATGCCAGTAACTGGTGCGCCGACAAGATACTGAGGAATGTTGCAAAGGTTTGCAAGTTCAGTCATCTGGTGAGTACGAGCTTCAACAAGCTGGAGTTTTGACGGGTCGCTAGAGAACTCATGCCAAGTGACTGACGAGTTAAGTGCGCCAATGGCGTTACGACGACGAGCTTGTGACCATGCTGAACACAATTCGCCAAGTTCTTCACTGCTCATTGGTTCAGAACCATTTGTTTGCTGGAGATAGCCAGCTGTGATTTCGTTTGATGCGAAACGCATTGCTGCAGTGTCTAGACGGTTTGAAATTTCAATTGCTCTGGCACCCATTGAAAGCATTCCCTGAACTGGCGACAGGAACTGAATGATGTCATTGGCGATAAGTGGCTGGCCTTGAAATGTCAATTGGTTTGACTTGCCGTACCACAATGGCCCTGGCATATCGTCAGTCTGCACGTCTGCAGCTGGTAACCATTGAAAAGAAAGTGGAAGGCCAGTGGCTTGGCTGCGTGAAGTAATTGCCCAGAATGCTCTGCCGTGAAAGAGGAGGTCATCAGCCGTCCAAGCAAGAATGAACTGTCGTGTCACACTTGGGTCGGGCCGTGACATCCAACTTTCACCAGGCAAATGTATTTCTTCGTACTCTTCGCCCATCCATTGGTTTGTGTACTGCTGGAATGGCAATGAGGAGACGAGCGAAACAATCAAGTCACGCGCTCTGGAGATAGTGGGGATGAGGATTGCCTGCTGACGCGCCCATGAACCTGTGTACATCATGAAGTCGCTGGTGCCTGCCACGCCTGCAGCAGCCTTTATCGGCTCAGAAGCGAAAACTGGTTTTGTTGTGCGAGTGAAAATCCCCATCACGCGGAGTCTTACACAAACTTGTTGCAAATGCAACTATCCTCGAGAATTACTCCGAAAATGCAAAGCTCACTGTTTTGCTGACCTTGGGTTTGCCCTCTTGGGCGATGGCCCACACAGCTGCACGAACTAGCTCAATGGGGCCTGGACTCCTGGATGAACTGATAGCCATAATGCCGTTGTGTTTGACAAGCACTGCTCGGTTCATTTGTTCAATGAATATTGACTCTCCTGTGTGTCTGACCTGTCCTGATTGAATCATGGAACGCACCAAAGTTGTCCAGCGTTGAAGCTCACGGGTGCCAACGAGGATGGCGTTTCCACGGATGTTGGAAGGCAAGTGGAGGTCTAGAGAAGCTCCTATTGCAAGCGTCAAACGTGGGTTGTCTTTTCGGACTTGGTCAACGGATGCCCACAGGTCACGAAGGTTGTCCACAATGAACTCCACAGTGACCAGCACTTGCTCGCCTTTGGTAACGGCTCTGACGCCAACAAAGCGATGGTCCTCTTGTGATGCTTCGATTGCTAATACACCATTTGGCGGAAGATTGCAAGCATCTCCATTAGATTCCATCAATCCAATTTCTAACCAGGACTTATGCCCCGTAATCCATAAATTGCAGCTTGCCCTAAGGAAGCTTGCCAAGTTCGGTGAATGAGATTCCTCTTCAAGCGTTGACATTTCCAACAAAATCCCCAAAGCAGGGTTGGCGTATTTCCACGCCTCAGGTGTCATCGGGTCAATGTTGCTCGGAGGGCTAAATTCCGCAAAATACATCTTTGACTTAGTGCCTACAGCAATCTCTGCCATTCCGCGTTCCCTCATGCGTTTCATAACGTGAGATTCTTCTGTGCCAGCAGTTGACCAGCAAGAAAGCAAAGGGTCGCGCCTTGCGCGCATAGTGGGAATAAGGGCATCGTCCACAGCCAAAGTAGAGCAATCATATAATTCGTCGATTACGACCAAGTCACAACTTAGGCCCATTCCAGCAGATGGCGTAGCTGCGCGAACAAGCCAGCGTGTCCCGTCAGGCATTGTCAAACCTTGACGCCCATAAGACTGCACAAGCTTCGCGCCAAACTTCTCCTGCAAAATAGGAGCCGTAGCATTAAACAATTCAGACGCCAAGTCAAGACGGTGAGCAGTAGTCAACACAGTCTGCGGAGCGCCACGCAACATAGGCATCCGAACTAGCCACCACAGAACAAGCACTTTCAAAGCGAAACTCTTGCCCTGCTGACGCGCTACGGATACCAACGACCTGGAAAACATCATTCGTCCAGCATCAGGATGCCCCTCAGGAAATAAACACAACTGGTCGCCCAAAACACGCAACTGCCAATCCATAAGTTCATAGCCAAGAACGTCACGAGCAAAGGAAGTTAAATCCCCCAGC